ACAGGTAACTGCGGTGCATCCTCTGCCACAGGTTACAAAGGTGCATCCTCTGCCACAGGTGACTACGGTGCATCCTCTGCCACAGGTAACTGCGGTGCATCCTCTGCCACAGGTTACAAAGGTGCATCCTCTGCCAACGATCCAGAGAGCGTTGCGGTTGCATGGGGATACAAAGGAAAAGCAATGGGGACCCTTGGTTCCCATATCGTCCTTGCTGAATGGAAATACATTGGCAGTAAAAAGGATGACAGATACGACAAAGCAGAGCAGGAAGCATGGGAGTTTGTCGGTGCGAAGATGTTTAGGGTAGACGGTGAAAAAGTGAAGCCGGATACATGGTACAGATTGGAAAATGGTGAACTTGTGGAGGTGGAAGAGTAATGGGAAAAAAGGAAGAAGTTTTGATTGCTGTTCCTTACGATGACTTTATCTGTGGAATACAGGCATTGCGGATTCTTATATCTGCCAGGCAGATGTTAAAAAGCGGTGATGCCTTTGCATCCGATGGACTTAAGGCAATCCTCGGAATAAAAAAAGAGGACGGTGATAAGGATGCCGGAAAGGATTGAGAACCGCATGGTTGTGGATTCTGAATGGGAAAGCTGTTATTCATCACAACCTGAAGTAGTAAAAGAGCCTGGTTACCACAAATATGGTACTGGTGATTTTGTTCCCGAGAAGGAAGCTTATGAATATGCACTTGATCAGTGTTTAAATGGGTCAGAGGAAGATCAGAAGGAATTTAGAACCATGCTTGTTGAATGGTACTTCAGTTGTGGAGCATGGAGAAAGGAAGAATATAGTGGCACTTAAACCTTGGGATGAATTAAGAAAAATAGATGTAAGACCATTTTGTGAAGAGCGAGATGGAATGCTTTATCTGAATTGGGCAAAATGCATTTCTCTTTTGCATGAGAACGGTGCAAAGGTGGTCCGGTGGATTCCGATCCCTGATGAAAAAACAGGAACAAGCCTACGTATGACAGAAACAGTATTTTCAGACAGCAAAAATAATACTAATCGTTGCTATGAGACAAGAATACGGGTCGTAATTGATGATATGGAATTTGAGATGCAGTCTCCTGTAATGAATGGTACAAATCCAGTAAAAGATAATTCCATGTCGCAGCAGAGGGTATGGAACAGCATGTGCAGATCTTTTGTAAAGTGCGTTGCTATCAATACTGGTCTTGGATTTGATTTGTGGCTAAAAGAAGAAGCGAGACCTTTCCAGATGGGAATCCCTCAAGATGATGCTCAGCCTTCCGCTGCCAGTATGACTGTCTTGAAACAGTTATGTGAGAAACATAAGGTTAATCTTGCTTACTGGGCTAAAAGTAACAACAAGACCGTAGAAACATTGACTGGATCAGAAGTTGGAATGATGTTGCAAACGTTGAGAGAGAAATATGGGGATGATTGATAATGGAATTTACCGGGAAAGTGGCTGGAATCACAATGGATTTCATGACAGGCAAATATAACATATCGTTTCAAGCGGACTCAGCCGATGCCGTGACCAGCCAGTTTGACGGTATCAGGGATGCAGAGAAGTTGACCATTACCGCTGTTAAATTCCGTCAGAAGAGATCACTGGATGCAAATGCCTATTACTGGCAGTTGATCACGAAGCTGGCAGAAGCAATGCATATCTCAAAGGGACGGATGCACAACATGATCCTGAGGAAGTACGGACAGCGGGAATACATCGAGGGAAAGCTTGTCACTCTAACACTCCCGGACACGGACAAGGCAGAGAACACAGCATTGGAAGCTGAGACTTACCATATCGGTCCGACATCACAAGTGCGTGAGGGCAAGGATGGAACCATGTATCGCACATATGTCATGTACCGTGGCTCTCACGATTACGACACCAGGGAGATGAGCGAACTTATCAATGGACTGGTATCCGAATGTAAGGAAGTTGGTATTGAAACCCTTACTCCTGCGGAACTGGAAGAAATGATGAAAGCGTGGAAGCCATGAAGAAGTGTTGGAGTGTTCTGACGGATGATATGGGATCCTGCTATATCACCCATTTGGGAGTAGTCCATATCCACCATGTGTTTAACGGCAGCCGAAAGAAAGCCAGTGAAGAAAGAGGATTCCTTGTACCCTTGCATCCTACCTTACATACATACGGACCGGACAGCGTGCACATGAAACCGAATCAGGGACTTGACCTACGGCTGAAGCAGGAATGTCAGCGGTATTATGAGGAGCATTACGGATCCCGTGAAGAGTTTATAAAAGAGTTTGGAAGGTCTTACCTATAAGGTTGCAACACCTGCCCTGCGGGGCGAAAGAAACCGTTTGTGTTAGTAATGGTGTCTCACAAACAGCCATTATTAGTGTCAGGGCGGACGGGGATCCGCCTGGGAGGTGGTCTATATACTGATTGAGAATTACATACCTTTTGGATATGCCAACCGGATATCTCGGGAAAAACTGGTGACAGATACAAGATTGAGTGACCGCAAGATCCGCAAGGAGCTGGAAGAGGCTCTGCTGCAGCGGGATACACTTATCATCAATATAGATAATGGATACTTCCGGCCGGACGGCAGTCTGGCGGACAGGCAGAAAGTCAAGGCATATCTGTTCAGGGAGCAGGCAAGGACCAGTAGCTGTAGCAAGCGTTGTAAAGCTATACGGCGGTGCCTGGCACCGAAAGCAGATAATACCGGTCAGATGTCGTTGAAAGATTTCGGAATAGGGTAGGTGGTCTGCGTGGAGTACATAAAACTGAACCGGAAGATCATGGAATGGGAGTGGTACGGAAATATAAATACTTGCCGGTTATTTATCCATATGCTTCTCAGGGCAAATTGGAAAGATGGAAGATTTGAAGGCAAGGTGATTCCCCGCGGATCCTTCGTCTCATCACTTCCAAAGTTGGCAGATGAGACATCCATGACGATCCGGGAGGTAAGAACCGCAATTTCGCATCTAAAATTGACAGGCGAAGTGACATGCAAAACATATCCGAAATATACCGTATTTACGGTAAAAAACTACTGTGAGTATCAGTCGAGTGACATACAAAATGACAGCCAAACGACAGGCAATCGACACTCTAATGACATTCTAACGACAACAATAGAAGAAAAGAAAGAAGGAAAGAATAATAAAAAAGAAGATACTAACGTATCTAAGAAAAAATTTGAGCCTCCGACCGTTGATGATGTACGTGCCTACTGCCAGGAGCGGAACAATAGCGTTGATCCACAGACCTTTGTTGATTTCTACTCGTCAAAGGGTTGGATGGTTGGGAAAAACCACATGAAGGACTGGAAAGCAGCAGTGAGGACCTGGGAGAAATCCAGTAGGCAAAGCAGAGAGGCACCAGCGCAGAAGAAGTACGATGCCAACAAAGGTATGATGACATCGAACTACGGAGATATGTCTGAGTTTGAAAAATCTATGTTGGCAAATTGAAGGGAGAACGATGAGCAATCAAAATTATCGAAAGGCAATGGCCATTGAAGCCAAGAACAAGAAACGAATATTGGAGGTTAATCCCAACGTTGATGATGGCAGTGGGATATACGTTCTGACCCGGACAGACGAGGATGGAATCCGGTATGCGTACATAGGACAGGCTAAACACCTGTTGACGAGACTGGCACAGCACCTCTCCGGGTACCAACATATAGATTTATCAATAAAAAGTCATGGTTTACTTTCTGTTGATGAAAATATTTATGGATGGAACATAGGATTTTTTCATTATGAAGTAGATGACTTGGATTATTGGGAAAAATATTGGATTAAAAAGTATGCACAGTATGGTTACCAGCTCAGGAACAAAACAGCCGGCGGGCAGGGCGAGGGCAAGAAGCAGATTGACGAGTACCGCCCCGCCAAAGGCTATAGGGATGGCATAGAGCAGGGTAAAAGGATGTTGGCGAGGGAATTACTGTCTATCGCAGAAAAGCACCTTAAAATCGATCTGAGAGAGGATAAGAGGGGGAATAAGATTTCTCAGAAGCAATATGATAAATTCATGGCACTAATCCATGCGGAGGGCAATGATGAAAGCGTACATGATAGTGACGAATGATGAATTTGAACTGCCGGTGAAGGTGGATATCTTCGGGGCAAAAGCCGCGGCTGATTACCTGGGGATCTCGGAACAGACATTTCGGACCTGCCTGCATAGGGATTCATGGTGTCGGAAAACGCATAGGTATAAGGCTGTGGTTGATGAAGATGCCACGATAAGACTCCGGGCAGAGCGCAAGGAAGAAATGGATGCACATTGGAAATATAAGCGTGCATTTGACCCTGCATACCGCGAGAGAAGACATAAATACGACAGAGAAAGGTGGATAAAGAAATGTGAGCAGAGGATTTCACAGTGATGATGAATTGCGGGAGATGGAGGAGCATCCGGGAGAGATGTCAAGGCATATCGGACGGACAAAACCATATGACTGCAGCTACCCTGTGATGGAGAGCAAGCCGAGGATTGCGGCCTGGATGCCACTGCCGGAGACGTACCGGGAAAGTGAGGTAGAATATGGCAAATAGGAACACACTGCATAGCAACAAATTGGATGCTTTTCGCAAATGGCTTATCAAAACCGGATGGACGATTGAAGAACCGAAAGGTATATGGGAAGTATTAAGAGCGAAAAAGGCAGGAAGACAGAATCCCTTGATTGTCTATCAAAAAATGAACAAAGAGCATTTAAGCGTGCTGGACAGAGATATTGATGTCATCAAGAGATTTTTGCAAGAAAAGTAGGTAGAAGATGGTGAAATGTAATAATTGCAAGAATTTAGAAACAAAGGATAATGGTTTCGATGCGTATTCATGGTGCGAGAAAATCAACGACTGTCCGCATGAGGATATAGAAAGAGACTGCGAGGATTACATACCCATGACCAACGCAGACCGGATCAGGTGCATGACGGACGAGGAATTGGCAATGGCTATTATGTGTCCTGCGGAATTTACTGGAAGTGACAAGGTATGCGATTTTAGCCATGATTGTAAGGATTGTACGTTGGCATGGCTGCAGAAAGAAAGTGAGGAATGAAGGATGCAAGATAGATATCTATTCAAGGCAAAACGTAAAGATGACGGAAAATGGGTACATGGTTACTTGTTTGATGATGGATTTGAAAATGGAAGAGTATTTATTGGCGGAATTGTTATTGAAAAATACAATGGAACTGCTTGTGATGATTGGAATGTTACTGGTATAAATTTCTACGAGATAGCCCCGAACACTATCTGCCAAAGTACAGGACTTAAGGACAAGAATGGCAAGCTGATTTGGGAGAATGATATTGTTAAACATTACAATGATGGAGCACATCCAGAAAATTATTGCACTGGCACTGTACTTTGGGATGAAAATTATGCTGAATTTTATCGGACAAGTAATGAGTATGGATTATCAAAGCCACGTATAAACAGGGATTGTATTTATGAGGTTATCGGAAACAAATTTGACAATCCGGAACTGTTGGAGGTGTAATATAGCGACATGCAAACGCAAAAATCGTAATTGTCGGTATGAGTATAATCAAAATTCTTACCAGTGCAAGAAATGTATTGAGGAAAAATTAAATCAATATCCGATTACTTGTGAAGATTGTCATTACGGTGGTTGGGGAATATGCAATAAAAGAGGTAAGAATCAGCGGAGAATGAGACCTTGTGAGGATTTTAAATGGAGTTAAGGAGGGTAGCCATGACGGAGAATGAAGCAATTGAAGAATTAAAATATGATTGTAACGAAATTGGAAAAGCAATTCCATGTGATACATCATGGGGTGAATCCTTTGAAAATGCTTATGCAATGGCAATAAACGCACTGGAAGAAGTACAGCAGTACCGCCAGATTGGAAAGATTAGCACCTGTAAGAATGCCGTTGAGATCTGCAAAGCTATGATCGAGCGTGGGATTGACCCGGACAATATCGCTGAGTACATCAAGTTTGAGGATAACCTGATGCAAAGAGGGTACGACCTCAAAAGGCTGCTTGAGATGATGGAGAAGCATAAGCAGTACTGCCAAATCGGCACGGTGGAGGAATGCCGTGAAGCTGTGGAGAAGCAGACGGCGAAGAAACCGGAATTTGTAGATACAAGATTTATGAATAACGGAAAACATATTTCTGATGGTTGCCAGCTGCAAAAATGTTACAAATGTCCTAATTGCAATCAACATATATTCCATGTGTGGGACGATGAACTGTATTGCAAGTATTGTGGACAGCACATTGATTGGAGTGATGGTGATGATGGCAATTAGACCGATTTTATTCAATACAGAAATGGTGATGGCGATTCTGGACGGACGGAAGACCTGCACCCGGCGTATATGCAAAGATGCAAATGAGTATACAGTACCTGATATGGATTTTTACAATGCTGACATGCGGACTTATGCAGTACATAACTTTGCAGATAAGAAACATACGGAGAAGTTAAGCATAGCAGAAAGAACTTGTCCTATCTGTCCGGGCGACATCCTGTATGTCCGGGAAACTGTATGGCAGAAAATAGGGTACTATTTGGATATTGACGGAGAGACAAAACCGTCATGGTATAACGAGTTTAAGTACGTCGCATCAGACGAAAAGCCAGAAACGGGGTGGAATTATAGTTGGGCTAAGCGTCCATCAATCCACATGCCGAAAGAAGCCGCGCGTATTTGGCTTAAGGTTACGGATGTACGGGTGGAGCGGTTGCAGAGCATTACCGAAGGGGGAGCGATCAGAGAAGGAGCAGAAGGAGAAAAGTGCCACCATACAAATGCAGGAGCATTCGGATGCACCGACTGTATGAATACTGGATGGATTGAACCTCCACAGTTTGAATTTATGCAGATCTGGGATTCGACCATCAAGAAATCTGACCTTGACCGCTACGGCTGGGATGCGAATCCGTGGGTGTGGGTTATCGAATTTGAAAGATGCAAGAAACCGGAGGAGGATAAACGATGCGATTGATTGATGCGGATGATTTTATAAAAAGGTTCCGCTACGGGGAGGCGGATTAGATGGCTAAGGCAATGGGTGTCAGCCCTATCACAGATACTATTTACTATGGCAATCTGAAAAATGATAAATGGGTAGGAAAAAAGGAAGACGTTACCCAAATGGCAATCAAGGCTGTTTTTGAGTGGTTTATGAACAAGCACGAACAGAACTGCCCTGATGGAGAGTATCAGATACGTTTTCCGGGAATACCATATGTGCTGTCTATGAGGAAAGAGAAAAAGGCAGGTGGAGCAGATGCAGAACATTGATTACACCGACCTGTATGCCGATAATGCGGACTTTAAGCGTTACGTTGACCGATATTGCACCAAGCACAGAATCAGCGTTGCAGAAGCCTTACAACACTACCTGGTGCGCATGGCAGGACAGATGTACAAGGAGCAGATGGATGGCAGAAAAGGTTAAATGGCTTGATAAGTATTGCAATATCTGCGGAGAACAGCTGAATAGTTGGGATGCTAGGTTATCCAAAACACTGGCATATAAGATTCCGGTTTGCGAGAAATGTATCGCAAAGGAGTATGACATGGACGTAAATGCCCTGCGTGACAGGATGGAAGATTTCTTTGGGATGCGGCCGTGCCAAGGAATATGAGGTGATCGTGTGTGAAGTATAACTTACTGACGCAAAGGCTGCTGGCAGAGGGATATACCGCGGATAATTATCCAAAGAACAAGGTGCATATAGCTGGTGGATACCATACGGCAAGTACCGGTCCACTGGACAATGTATATGGTGGTTTTGAGTATAATCGGGTCTATAGTGACAATTTCCTGTACAAAACAGGTTGCGGGATGTATGTAAAAGGCTCCAATGTATTGACTCATATGGGTTATATGGGAGAGGAGTGGTGTCACGAAAACGATAATCCGGTTGTCAGATGCCCTTACGATAAGGCGGAGTGTCCACTTAATGACAATAGACTGCATGGGATTTTTGGCGGTGGAAATTGTATCAAATGCTGGTGTGCATGCCATAAAACGGATGAACCATACGATTATGATAACAGCTTTGAAAAGGCAGAAAAAGACAGACGAGACGAAGAGAGAAGAAAATATCAGGAGTATGCAGATGCTCATAACGGCAGGATATGTCAGAATCATATGTACTACAATGAGCGTACGCGAGAATGGAATATGTATTATGAGCCGGCTATATGCGCAATCATGTGTTCTGCACAGAACGGTTACTGCCCTGTCTTAGGCCGGAAGCTGAATGAGAAGCGTGGAAATGTATATTATGATCTGAAGACCAGCGGAATAAAAAAACAGACAGAAGCGCAACACTCATTGTTTGAAGGCGAAAGATGGACACATATTGAAAAAGGAATGAGAGTTTTTAAAAATCCGTGCAGTATGGATATCTGCGAAGCATTTATAAAAGTACAGAGTGATAAGATATTCTGCGATTATAAAGTGAATCATTCAACGGAATACCTGTTTGACAAGAGTTTTAAAGCAGAGATTTTGAACATACGGGCAGAATCCAAGCCGAGTCGTGATCTGATGCAGGATTTGCAGGACATAAGAGATGGGATAGAGATATCACATGCTTCCGACAATGAGAAGCAGAAGAAAGAAGCAAAAAAGGAGAAAAGAAAGCTTGCAAAGCAGAAGAATATCGAACGACTGGAGAAGAAAATCATTGAAGTAGGATACGAGAACCTTGTGGAATATAGTGTGGATCGTGTCCATGCAGATAAGTGGCTGACACCGGAGCGCTTGGAAGAACTAGAGCAGATCCGACAGCAGAAAATAAAAGAAGAACAGGAGAAGCCTGTACAACTTAGCCTGTTTGATATGTAGAAAGGAGCCGAACCAGCGCGCATAAAGGGTACCCGGTTCCTGAAAAAAATGACAAACAAAGAATTAAAAGAATATCTGAATACATTTCCGGATGATGCACCGGTAAGTTTTATTCTTGCGAATCCGAGAAAAAGAAAACTATATGAGAATGCCAACACATTCGGAATAACAGATCAGGGACAACCGGTGTTCTGCATTGAAGTCGGGGAAGAGAAAGACATGGATGCAGAAATGGTGGAATCATGCGAAGAGGATGAAGAATCGGAAGGCGATATCCCTGGACAGATGCAGATAGAGGACTTTCCGGAGGTGATGCCATGATTAACGGAGAACTGATTGTTGACAACTTCGCTGGCGGCGGGGGTGCGTCCACCGGGATAGAGATGGCAACCGGCTATAGCGTGGATATTGCAATCAACCATGATCCGAAAGCTATCTGGATGCACAAGGCAAACCATCCGAATACTAAGCACTATTGCGAAGATGTATGGCAAGTAGACCCTGTCAAGGCTTGTAATGGTCATCCAGTGGGTCTTGCGTGGTTCTCGCCGGACTGTAAGCATTTCAGCAAGGCTAAGGGAGGTAAGCCAAAAGATAAATTTATACGTGGGCTTGCATGGGTGGCTTGTAGATGGGCTGGACTGGTGAGACCGAGGGTGATCATGCTGGAGAACGTGGAAGAATTTAAAACATGGGGACCGCTCAACAGGGGACATCATCCGATTAAGGCAAAGCAGGGCAAGACTTTTGAAAAGTTCGTGCAGCAGTTGACTGATTTGGGATATGAGGTACAGTTCCGGGAGCTGGTTGCTGCTGATTACGGAGCGCCCACCATGCGGAAAAGATTCTTTCTGATTGCACGGTGTGATGGCAAGCCGATTGTCTGGCCGGAACCAACACACGGACCGGCGGACAGCGAAGCAGTCAAAGCAGGACTTCTCAAACCGTATGTTGGAGCATATACACAGCTTGATTTTTCTCTTCCTTGTCCGAGTATTTTTGATACATCCGAAGAGATTAGGGAGAAGTACGGGATCCGGGAGGTACGCCCGCTGGCACCCAAGACAATGGAGCGTATTGCCAGAGGATTGAAAAAATTTGTACTGGAAAATCCGGAACCTTTTATCATCCAATGCAATCATGGCGGTGAGCGTAGACCGAACGACATCCGGGAGCCGATGCCGACCATAACAGGAAAGCACGGGTATGGAATCGTAGAACCGTATATGGTACAGATCGGTCAGACCGGATTCACGGCGGACAGAAGTAAGGATGTAAGGGATCCTCTGACTACGATTGTGAGCAAAAATGAGCATTGCTTAATCAGTCCCACATTGATCCAGTACCATTCCGAGACGGCGCAGGGAGAAGTCCGCGGGCAGACCATAAAAGATCCAATCATGACCGTGGATGGATCGAACCGGTATGGACTGGTTACCTCATTTCTGCATAAGTATTATGACGGTGGCTACAAGGGAGCAGGAGAGAGCATGGAGAAGCCATTGCCGACAGTCACCTCATGGGACCATAACAGTGTGGTGACGGCAAACTTGATCCAGATGAATAATCACTGTGACGGCCGGGACGTGAGGGATCCAATACCTACAATTACAGCCGGCGACGGGCACTTCGGAGAGGTTAGAGCCTTTTTGATTAAATATTATGGGGATGCTACCGGTCAGGACATTGAGCAACCGCTTGATACGGTTACGACCAAAGACAGATTTGGGTTGGTGACAATTGAGGGCGTGGATTATCAGATTGTGGATATCGGGCTTCGGATGCTGGAGCCGCGGGAACTGTACGGATGCCAGGGATTTCCGGACGATTACATAATTGACCATGATTACACCGGAAAGACCTACCCGCGCAGCGAACAGGTCCGCCGATGTGGCAATGCGGTATGCCCACCGATTCCCGCGGCACTGGTTAGAGCAAATCTGCCGGAGTTATGTGTGGCAGAGCGTACACCGAACATGCAGATCAAGACAGAGCAGACCGGCCAACTCCGGTTTGCGTAGGAGGCAGGCTATGACAGAGCATAATAAAAAGATCAGAGATAGGATCCTAAAGGCAATTATCTCTTACACCACGGAGCATGGATACCCTCCTACGCTCCGTGAGATTGGGAATGAGGTAGGGCTGCATAGCAGTAGTGCAGTCCACCAACATATAACCTGGATGCTCGCGGATGGGATACTGGAGACAGATGCAGAAGGATCACCGCGGGCAATACGGGTACCTGGATATGAGTTTCAGCAAGTTACCGGCAAATTAAAATCTCCCGTAAACACGGGGCAGAAATCGAACTGGTAAAAAAATTTACTAGTTGGGCAAATGAACTACCGAGGAAAATTCGGTAGTTGGGCAATTAAAGAAAGAGAGGATATTATCTATGATTAAACAGGAAATCAATGAAATTAAGAAATTATTTACAGAAAGGAATTGTTCTATCACCCGGATCTGCGGATGTTACGTAGATGGGGGGAAGAATAAGAAAACCGAATTGAAGCAGGCATTTCTGTCACTGCCGGAGGAGGAAATGTTCAAGTATTTCGAGATTCTGCGTAAGAGTCTGTCCGGCACCATCGGCAAGAATCTTCTGAATTTGGAATTTCCGCTGGAGAGTGAGAGCGAGGGCGGAACACAGGAGTTCCTGCTGCACCTACGGGACAGCAAATTGAGAGACGATGCACTGCTGGAGCAGTTCTACAACCGCATCATTGAATCTTATGAATATGTGGGCAATTATCTGATCCTACTGATCCACGATGCCTACGATGTGCCGGGCCGTACCAAGGACGGTATCGAGATGGAGGATGCATCTGATGAGGTTTATGAGTATATACTTGCCTGCATCTGCCCGGTGGATCTGTCCAAGACTGGACTGAGTTACAATGCTGTGGAGAACACCTTCCAGAACCGGCTTCGTGATTGGGTGGTAGGCATGCCGGATACTGCTTTCCTGTTCCCCACGTTTAATGACAGAAGCACTGACTTGCACAGCACTCTGTACTATTCCAAAGATGCTGCGGATCTGAAGGATGATTTTATTGATAAGGTGTTGGGATGTTCGTTGCCCCTGCCTGCGGACTGCCAGAAAGAAGCATTCCAGGCACTGGTAGAAGAGGTGATTGGAGATAACTGCTCCGTGGAAGCGGTTAAGAATATCCACTATGAGCTGACAGAGGTTGTGCAGGAACACAAGGAAGATCCGGAGCCGGTGGTACTGGATAAAAACAAAGTTAAAACCATCTTTGCCAAAAGCGGTTTAGACGATGACAGCATGGATGCATTTGACCAGTGCTACGACGATACTGTAGGTCCGGACACGGAGCTGATGCTGGACAATATTTACAGCAGCCGTAGCTTTGAGGTAAAGACACCGGATGTGACCGTAAAGGTAAAACCTGAGCGTACAGATCTTGTGGAAACAAAGCTGATTGACGGAAGGCAGTGTTTGGTCATTGATCTGCAGGGAGCCGCAGAGGTGAACGGTGTAACTGTGAAACCTATGTAACTTAGGATTTAGCAAAGGAGTTAAGCGAGAAATGTGGTCACACGATGAACAGAAAGAAATAAATGACAGCTACGCTGTTATGGCAAGAATAACGTGTAAATATTGCGGAGCAGTAGTACACAAATATGTGGAAAGCCATTATACAGGCGGTTCCAAGTGTGTGATATTGGCAAAGTACTGTAGATTTTGCGGTAATGCTCTTAGGATTTAGTGGAGGAATGCTATGGATAATGAGATTATTTCCTTCGATTTGGTAAGAATCGAGCGAGGAAGAGAAAAGCTTTGCAAATGCGATCCACCTCATTACGAGATTGATACGGTAAACCGGATCGTAAGTTGTCAGGATTGCGGTGCTACGGTAGATGCCTTTGATGCTCTGCTTACGCTGGCGAGGCGGTATGAGCTGGTGGAGGATGCACAGCGGAAAATGCTATCTAAAGCTAAGATATACGGAGAAATGGCAGATGCGGAATTCAAGCGGATGAGGAGGAATAAAACATTCCGGGACATGGACGAGAATCGCAGAAAAGGGTTATATCCTATATGTCCTAAATGCTCAGAAGTGATTGATCCGGTAGATATCCGGCACTGGACAGCACATCTGGAGTAAACTGAAATATTAAGATTTATGGAGGCATTTGTATGAGAAAAATACATGAATGTGCAGAAGATATAAAAAATATTTTAAATGATGCAGAACGAACCGAAGAGGTTGACGGAGATATGTTATGTAGTATTAATGAGTTGGTGGATGAAATTTTATCAATATATTGTTTAGAAAAACAACAAAGAAAAATGGCTATAGCTGAAGAAAATGAGATTCTTTCAGAAGAGGCTAAAAAAGCAGGATGGAAGTCTGGTGTTATGAACATCTAAACTGAAATATCGGAAAAATTGTGTAACGAAAGGAGATAGGAATGGCGAGACCGAAGAAAGAAGGTAAGAAGAACATCCGGAAGGATATCAGCATGGATCCGGAGCAGTACGAGAGATTAATGGATTACTGCCGGCAGCAGGACAGACCTATCTCCTGGGTGATCCGGCAGGCACTGGACAATTATTTACCTGTGTAATTATGTGTAACGTTACACATTAAAACTGAAATTTACAGTAGAAAGGAGAAGGAACATGATAATTCCAAGAGAAATACGAGAAGAAATAGAACAGAGGAATCAGCTTAATGAAGAGATAGCTGATTGGTTCCAGGAGAATGTGGATGCTGATGGATGTGATATAAAAAACGCTTATGTGGTTGATGAACCGAAAGGAGAAGAACAGATCGAAGAGGGGGGAATATTGTAAACAAACAATTTTGGGCGAGGACTGGTACATAGGACAGTATTATTGGAAGATGGACAACGGTAAGTATTTGTGCATGGATTTTGAAATTTAGCGAAGGAGTGATAGAAAAAGCATAATAAAAAGACAAGTGCAGAGAACCTGCAATCGATGCCAATAAAACAGCGGTAGATTCATCCGACCAAAGATAACATCTACCGCTTACCTGCTTACCAGTATCATACCATAGGATCTGCTGGTAGGCAATGAGAAAATGAGGTACAGCCTATGACAAAGACAGACCTGATTAATGACATTGCTTTCGAAATGAATGATATTCTGACACCGGAACAGATTGACAAAGTAAAGATCGTGTTTTTAGTAAAAATGCAGGACTATGACATTTCGGCAGCCAGGCAACTACCAATGGTGGAAGAGCATGATAATGAATGGCTGATGAAACGATACTGGATTGACAGCGTGGCAGCAGGGCTCAGCGAGTCCACCATCAGAGGATATATCGGGCGCATCAAGGAATTTTTTGACTATGCCGGGAAAAATTATAAATATGTCACAGCGCAGGATATTACGGATTTTTTGGCAATAAAGGCTTACAGAGATCACATCAGCCAAAATTATAAATCCACAATATACCGTTATTTATCCACGTTTTTTTCCTGGGCGTATCGTAAAGAGCATATAACCAAAAATGTCGCAGATGGCGTGGACAAAGTCAAGCAGATTCAGGCACAGAAAAAGCGATTGACAGATGAAGAGATAGAAGACATCAGGGATGTATTGGCAGCTCCGAAAGAAAAGGCCCTGTTTGAACTGATGTTATGTACGGGGATGAGAGTAGGGGAGATAGCACACCTTAATATCTCCGATCTGGATCTGATTCATAAAACGATTACTATATGGGGCGAGAAGAGCAATAAGTACCGCACCGGCATGCTGACCCCCAAAGCAGTCAAAGCATTGAAAAATTACATCGGCAACCGTCCGGGAACAGATCCAGTGTTCCTAGCTGACAGGGCGCCGCATAATCGGATGAGAGAGTACGGCATAGAGAAGCTGGCCAAGGAGATGGCAGTCTGCGGCGGGGTGACACGGTTGACCGCAACGGTCCACATTTACCGGAAGACTTTCGCATCCGTCCTGTATCGCAAAACAGGTGACGTAATGTTAGTAAGCAGACTCCTCGGACATTCCAACCCAGAGATCACTGTAAAATATTATCTGGTGGATGACATTGAGGAAATGCAGAACAAATACAACAAAGTGGCATAATTGCACCGGTGCAACTCCGGCGCAGAAGAAAGGAGAAAGCATTGATGCAGAGAATTAACAGAGCAAGCTGGAGGATTATCGAAACTATATTATTACGGTATCCCCAACGCAAGAAAGAATATGAGGAGTACATATCGGACATTATGGCATCACCGGCGGGAGGCAGCAGTCGTCCGTTGGATTCCAACAGGGAAATAGACAAGGCACAATCTGTCACTGAGGCCAAGGCCCTGAAAATGACATCGGTATACCATGAGCGGATTAAGAAAGAGATTGAGGCAGTGGAATTTGTATATAATTCCCTGAAATCAGAAGAGCAGAAGGTAATACGGATCAGGTACTGGAGCAAAGGTCTCAGAGCACCGATTCCCTACTTAAAAATCGGTGGTGCCTCGTACAGTGAGAGACAAATGAAGAGGATAGTTTTTAAGACAATAGAACAGATTGGAAGGTATATTGGGGAGTTAAAGTAAAAGATGGCATGATTTCGCATGTCAAATGTGATAATATTGTATCGTGATAAATTAGTGACAGGGCAATGCAGATAATCTGCGTTGCCTTTTTTCGTGGAGTTGCACCGGTGCAACAATAGAAGGGTGGTGTTGCAGGATGGCTAGACTCAATGCCAAGCAGAAAAGGTTTGTAGACGAGTACCTCATCGACCTGAATGCAACGCAGGCAGCTATCAGGGCCGGCTATAAAAAGACGGAGTACACAGACACAAACGCAAATAAATTACTAGAAAATACTAGAATCCGGGAAGCTATTGACAAGGCAATGGCAGAACGGTCGAAGCGGACTGGAATCAATCAGGATCGTGTAATTCAGGAGCTGGCAAGGATAGCGTTTGTGAATCCGCAAAATGTAATTAACGCTGAAGATGGTTCCGTCAGGGAGGATGCAACGGAAGACGATCTCGCCTGCATTCAGGCTGTGAAAGTAAAAACCATGAGCGGTGACAAGGGATATTCTGAAGAAAGGGAAGTCAGGCTGAACGATAAAATGAAGGCTCTGGAACTGCTTGGTAAGCATCTCGGCATGTTTACCGACAAAGTAGAGCTTGATGCAGATCTGGAGCTTAATATCAATATTGACTATGGAGACGGCGAAAATGAATAAATGGGAAAAGTGGAACAGAATACTTTATGATGTTTTTTGCATAATTGCAATCATTGTAACACCATCATTTATTTTAGAACTATTGTGGGGTAATTACTACGATGAAGGTTAAAAGATTTGCAGTTGAAAGAATACCGATGGAAGTCGAATATATCCGGCCAGTAGCAGGGAGGCTGTACCTGCTTTTTCATTTTCATAGGCTGATAAAGTATGTAAAGTTTCAGCCTGTATTTTTGAATGGTCCGGTGTGCAAACCTATTTACAGACTGTATGTCCCGAAGATAGAGGTAAAAAAAGAATGAAGAAAGTTAACATTTTAGGAACTGAATACACAATACGTTTTGATGTTCCGGATGAAGAAATGCCGGAGAATTCTGATGGATGTATGGATCAGACCATTCATACAATCAAGCTGGCAAAATATGAATCGGATAGAAATTCTGTGAAGGATTTGGATGAGTACAGAAAAAAGGTATTAAGGCATGAGATTATTCATGCTTTTTTTTATGAATCCGGAATGTGGAATTGCAGCGGAACCTCGGAAAATTGGGGAATGGATGAAACGATCACAGACTGGTTTGCTATCCAGTCTCCGAAAATATTTAAGGCATTCAAGGATGCGGATTGCTTATGAATGTAAATGTTCAGATGAACCCATGTTTTCGGGAAGTGGATCGGAGCCGGAAGCGGTATATTGTGATGAAAGGATCGGCCGGATCAGGGAAAAGCGTTGATACGGCACAGAATTACATATTGCGGCTGATGCAGGACAAGGGAAGGAACCTTGTCTGTATCCGAAAATCAGACATAACAAACCGTGACAGCACATTTGCGGAATTGACCGGGGCAATATACCGGATGTTCGGAGACAAGGCTGACAGATACTGGCAGATAAATATGTCCCCCCTGAAGATTACCTGCCGGATAAATGGTAATCAGATCATATTTCGTGGCATGAACGATGATAAACAGCGTGAAAAGCTGAAATCAATTACATTCCAGAAAGGAAAGCTGACGGACGTATGGTGCGAGGAAGCGACGGAGCTGACACAGGCAGACCTGGAGATCATTGATGACCGTCTGCGAGGGGAGCTGCCGGAAGGACAATTTTATCAGATCAGGATGACCTTTAATCCGGTGAACAAGAATCACTGGATCAAGAAGGTCTTTTTTGATCTCCCGGATCCTAATGTGATGACGCATCACAGTACTTATCTGGGCAACCGATTTATCGATGACGCATACCGGCAGCGTATGGAGAGGAGAAAGATCGTTGATCCCGAAGGGTATCAGATATACGGCCTCGGGGAATGGGGCGAAATAGGTGGTCTGATCCTTCATAATTGGAAAATCGGTGAATGTTCCAAGAATCCGGCTGACTATGATGATTTTGCAATCGGTCAGGACTTTGGTTTCAACCATGCAGATGCGATACTTCCACTTGGGATCAAAGATGATGTGATCTATATCACGAAAGAAATCTATGTATTCGAGAAAGACACATCCGAGATTATAGAGCTTGCAAGGGCGGCTGACATTCCGAGGAATAAACAGATGTGGTGTGACTCCGCAGAACCGGACAGAATCAGGATGTGGCAGAAAGCAGGATATAACAGGGCAAAAGGTGTTGACAAGGGTGGATCACAAGGATCTGTCAAGGCACAGATTGATTACCTGAAGCAGCACCAGATCGTGGTTGATCCGTCTTGTGTGAATACGATCAAGGAATTGCAGCAGTGGAAGTGGAAACATGATGAAAAAACAGGGGAATATCTTGATGAGCCTGTACCATTCCAGGATGATGCTATGGCGGCATTAAGATACGGCGTTGAAGGATGGCGGAAGCACAAGAATTGGCTCATATAAATGTGAGACTACGGCGAAAGAAGAGGTGGCAAGAGTGCTGACGATAGAAGAAATAAATAAGTTCATTCAGGATGATGCTTCTTCCGACAAGAAAACTTTTGCGAGGAAGGGACAGGCATACTATGACGGGGACAACGATATAAGGCAATACAGAGTGTTCTATTACAACGCAGATGGAAACCTAGAGGAAGATAAGACGAGGAGCAATGTCAAGATCCCACATCCGTTTTTCGCAGAGCTGGTGGACCAGGCAGTCCAGTACATGCTTTCCGGCAAAGATGGCTTTATCAGGTCAGATATTCCGGAGCTGCAGACAGAACTGGATTTGTACTTCAATGAGAACGAGAATTTTGTAGCGGAGCTGTCCGAGGTGCTGACCGGATGCCAGACAAAAGGGTTCGAATATATGTACTGCTACAAAAATGAGGAAAACAGGCTTTCTTTCCAGTGTGCTGATAGTATCGGGGTAATAGAAGTCAGGGCGAAGGATACGGACAGCAACACGGAATATGTAATCTACAGGTATATTGACCGGATCGAGAAGGGACAGAAGAAAATCAAGCGCATTCAGGTGTGGGATTCTGAACGGGTTTATTTCTATGTCCAGAGCGATGGCGGAGCAATCACTCTGGACGAATCAGAACAGATCAACCCCAAGCCACATGTATTGTACAAGGAAGAGGGCAAAAAAGAGATATGCTATGAAGGATTTGGATATATTCCGTTCTTCCGGCTGGACAATAATAAAAAGCAATTTAGCAGCCTTAAGCCTGTCAAGGACCTGATCGACGATTACGATATGATGGCAAGCAGTCTTTCCAATAATCTGATTGACTTTGATACCCCGATTCATGTGGTGAAGGGATTCCAGGGGGACAACCTGGAAGAACTGCAGAAGAATCTGAAAACCAAGAAGATCATTGGCGTGGACGATGACGGCGGTGTTGAGGTCCACACGGTGGATGTGCCGTACCAGGCGCGGGTGGCAAAGCTTGACCTGGATGAAAAGAATATTTACAGATTTGGCATGGGACTGAATACCTCCGGACTGAAGGATACCAATGCCACAACCAACATTGCAATCAAGGCAGCATATTCCCTGTTGGACCTGAAGTGTTCCAAACTGGAGATCCGGCTGAAACAGTTCCTGCGGAAAATCCTTAAGGTCGTCCTGGAGGAGATCAACAAAGAGGATGGCACCGACTATCAGATGAATCAGGTGTATTTCAATTTTGAACATGAGATCATGTCAAATGCTCAGGAAAATGCACAGATCAAACTGATAGAAGCGCAGGCAAGGCAGGCGGAGATCAATACGCTGCTTAATCTGGCAACTCAGATCGACAATGAAACTCTGATGAAGCTTATCTGTGAGCAGCTTGACATTGACTATGATGAGATTAAGGACAAGCTTCCGGATCCTGATGAAGCAGAAACTGCGGTGAGAAATGCGCAGTATAAATTGAACGGAGCAATGTTGGATGAATAGCAGACAAAAAGAAGTAATGCAGGCACAGCTTGACAGCGAAGAAAAGACACTAAAAGAATTAAAAAAAATATATAGCCAGGCATTGGAGAATTGTGAAGAAAAGATCCGAGAGTTGTCCGAACGAACGGACATGGAAAACCTGCAATCCATTATATACCAGAAGCGGTACCAAGAAGCACTGAAAGCCCAGCTTGAAGGAATCATGGCGAATCTACAGTCAAATTCCTATGCCACAGTGTCTGACTATCTTCACCGGTGCTATCGGGATGGTTACATTGGAACCATGTATGACATACAAGGTCAGGGTATCCCGATTATAATGCCAATAGATCAGCAGGCAGTTACGAGGGCTATTCAAACGGATTCAAAACTCAGCAGCGGTCTATACTCGAGACTGGGAGAGGACGTGAAGGCGCTGAAAACATCCGTGCGTGCAGAATTATCACGTGGAATTGCGTCAGGCTACACATGGAATGAAATAGCGGTGGAGATTGCAAAATCTTTTAAAAACACACCGTTTTCAAAGGCTTATAACAGGGCCATGACAATAGCGAGGACGGAAGGGCACCGGGTAGCAATCCAATCGGCAATGGATGCGCAGAAGGCAGCGAAATCTAAAGGAGCGGACGTTGTGAAGCAGTGGGATGCTACACTGGATGACCGGACAAGAGATACCCACAGGCTCCTTGATGGTCAAATCCGAGAAATCGGTGAAATGTTCGAGGCGGCGGGAAAGAAAACGGAAGCACCTGGAATGTTCGGGGATCCATCAGAGGACTGTAATTGCAGGTGTGCATTGTTCCAACGTGCACGTTGGGCGCTGGATGAGGATGAATTGAGCGTGTTGCAGGAGCGTGCGGAATTTTGGGATCTTGATAAAACTGACACTTTTGAAGAGTACAGGGAAAAGTATCTCAACATACATAAAATGAGAATTGAATTTCCCGATGATGTATATAAAGTGAAAGGATTTACAAATGCTGTAAAAGTGGAAGTTGACAATGCTATGAAAAAGTTGCAAACTGAATATGATATAAAGCTAAATTCGATTGTTGTAGAAGCAGCTGGAAAATCCGATGTGTTTGTTACGGGATATCATGACGGTGTTGTTGACTTGGTAATCAATGAAAACGCTGATTTTGGAAGGCTGATTTCAAGAATCCAGGATAAATATGAATCAGGCTACTTTGCGGGGAAATCATTGGAAGATTACCTTGCACATGAAATGGCACACTGCATGTTGTATCAGGATTGCAAAACGGATACAGAATATCAGGCTAAATATAGACAAATAGAGGGATTATATGAAAGCTTAAAAGGAATTTCCGGGTATGCGGACAAGACAAAATCAGGAAACGAAGCACTGGCAGAAGCTTTTGTAAGAGCAAGAAACAAGGAATCAATTTCACCGATGGCCAAAGTACTGATAAAATCTTATTTTGGAGGGCTGGAAAAATGAGTTTGACATTACCGAAATGTGATTTTTGTAAGCATTATATTGATCATAAGGGAAAGATGTGTTGTGATGCTTTCCCGGATGGAATTCCGCTCCAGGCGATGGTTGCAGATGAAAATGAAGAGTGTAAAAATGGGATAAAATACGAAGAAGAATAAAGCACTTTGCAGCAGATGCACGGTGCTTTTTTAGTGCACGGAACTTTGATGAACATTGTATATTAGGCATCCAATACGGGTGCCTTTTATATTGCCCGGAAGGGGGCGTTTATCCCTTCGAAAATATGTCCTGTCGTATGACATTTAAACTAGACTTTGCAGTGGCGGATACCACATTTAAAAACGAGGCAAAAGAAAGGAGCTTGATATGGAATTTTTAAAAGAAATCTTAGGTGAAACACTCTTTGCACAGTTCGAGGCAGCGATCAATGCCTATAACGGCAATGAAGCGAACAAAGACAGGCAGATTAAGATCGGGAACCTTGGTTCAGGTGAGTATGTCGGAAAGGGAAAATATGATACATTGCAGACATTACTTGACGGCAAAGAAACCGAACTGAAAACAGCAAATGACCTGATCGAAGAGCTGAAGAAAGGAACCAAGGGTGATGAGGGACTGCAGAACAAGATCACCGGATATGAAACCGAGGTGGCTGATCTTCAGAAACAGCTGAAGGAAACCAAGCTGAAATCTGCGATCAAAGTCGCACTTTTGTCTGAAAAGGCTGTGGATGTCGATTATCTTACGTTCAAACTGAATGAGAAACTGAACGAAAAGGGTGAAACCCTGGAACTTGATGAAAATGGAAATATCAAAGGCTGGGATGCACTGAAGGATGGACTGAAAGTGCAATTCCCGAACATGTTTGAATCAGCAAGTGGAGGGAAACTGAACGTCCTTGGTGATAACAGATTGCCAGATAATGAAGGTGATCGTGACAAGGCTGATCCCAAAACACTTGCGGAGGCGCTCCAGCAGCGATTTGAAAAAAATGATTAAAAAGAAAGGTTAAATTGGTGAAGTTTATGGCTATGACATTAGCGGAAATGAAAGTCGGTATGGCCGACAAAGTAAGTCAGCAGATTGTTGACATTTTTTTGAGAGAGTCTGAAATCCTTCAGATGCTGCCCTTTGATAACTGTGTAAGTCCTTCTGCGGGAGGCGGAAGCACCCTGACATATTCCTATGTGCAGAAAAAACTGCCTGCAACTGCAGAATTCAGAGCATTAAACAGTGATTACGCTGCATCCCAGGCAACGCTTGAACCGAAAACTGCAATACTGAAAATCTTCGGCGGAGCTTTTGAGATGGACCGTGTCCTGAAGTTGGCAGAAGGTAAATGGAATAACATGGCATATCAGTTCGAAGAAAAAATTGCGGCAGCAGTTTCCCTGTTCCATTACACGCTGATCAATGGTAATGGAACCACCCAGGCCAAAGAGTTTGACGGCCTTGACAAGATGTTGGCCGGCACGACTTCGGAATTCAACACCGGAGAGGGCAGTGTGATCGATCTGTCTAACATGACAAGCGTGAAGGCGAACATGGATCAGTTCTACGAAATGCTTTCGAATCTGATCAAGAAAACCAATGCAGATGCGCTCCTTATGAATACTGATATGATCAGCAAGATTCAGACCATTGCAAGACTGCTTGGTTATAAGACCGATACAGAGGAAGCGTTTGGCAAAAAGGTTGTCTCTATGGATGGTGTCCGGTTCATGGATTTAGGAAATCATTACACGGTATCCGGTGAAACTGTAACTGAAAATTCCTGCGTTAAGGCAGGGATCAGCAGAAACATTGGCGCTTCTGCAGCGGCAGTAACAGGACTGACTGATATTTATGCAGTCAAGTTTGATATTAACAATGGATTCCACGGAGCATCCCTGACGGGAACCAGTGCGATTACGTCTTATGTTCCCGACTTCAGCCAGCCCGGAGCAGTGAAGAAGGGTGAAGTTGAAATGGTTGCAGCAACCGTTCTGAAGAACACTGCCAATGCTGGTGTTCTGAGAAATATTAAAATCCTGTAATTGTTGAAACAAGGGGGAATGAGAATACATTCCCCTTTATAAGTTGAAAGGAAAAGGTGAATAATTATGGCAGCAAAAAAAGATTCTGTGAATGCAAAGAAATATAAGATCAGAGTTACTACGAATCCTGAGTTTTGCGGTATTGATGCCGGTGGAGTTCAGTTCGCACATGGCGAAGCGATCATTCCGGGAGGAAGAATGGTTGAGTGGTTCCGGGAACATAAAGGATATGAAGTCGTTGAAGTCGGAGAAGCTACTGAAGCCACTGAGGCTGCTGAATAATGAAGGGGGATTCCTGAAATGATAATGTCAATTAAGGAATTCAAAGAATTTGTGCAGACTGATATGGCGGAACCGGTGCTTGAGGCAAAGCTTCAGGCACTGGAACTGCTGATCAGAAAGTACACAAATAACAACTTCCAGCAGCGCAATATCCGCTTCAGGTGCCAGGTAATGGCGACAAAGTTGTATCTGACAACGGATTTCCTGCAGGTGGGAGACACCATACAGATATCAGAATCTATGTACAGCGATGGCGTATATGACATCAAAGAAATAGCAGATGGATTTATTACCGTTGGGAAAAAACTGTTCGATGAAGCAGAGATCCTTGTGACAAAAGTAGAATATCCCATTGATGTAAAAATGGGTGTCGTTAATATGATGAAGTGGGACATGGAGAACCGTGACAAGGTTGGGATCCAGTCGGAGACGATCTCCAGGCATTCTGTGACATATTTCAACATGGATGGGGATAATTCCCTGATGGGATATCCGAAGTCCCTGCTGGGCTTCCTGAAACCCTATAAGAAGCCGAGATTTTAAGGGGGGATTGACGTGATAGGCGGAAATACAACAGCACAGATTCAGACCAACACATCGGAAAAGAATGAGATCGGTGAAATGGTGCAGTCATGGGAGAACGCAGATACTATCACCGGATTCCTCGATCTGTCTTCCGGTGACAGCAAATATACCAGTTACAATGCCAAGATACAGGAATCAACGCATGTGTTTATTGCTGACTGGAAGCAGCTGGCAGCAGCTGTAAAGGCAGAAAACAGCAGGCTTGTGGATGAAGATGATCTTGTGTATGATATTTTGCTGATCGATGATCCCATGAAGCTCCACAGGCAGCTTGAGATCTATCTTAAATTTACAGGAGGACAGTGATATGGCAACAATCCAGTTTACGGATAACAGCGCACAGGTCAAGGCCGCTTTGGACGGTGCCATAGTTGCTTATCTGTATGAGGCAGCAGGAGAGCTGGAAGCACAGACCAAAAGAAACACCCGTGTTGATACCGGCAATACGAAGTCGAGCTGGTCATATCATGTGGATGAAGCCGCCGGGAAAGCGGTAGTCGGTTCCACGCTAGAAAATGCCATCTGGGAAGAATTCGGTACAGGTGAGTACGCCCTCCATAATGATGGCAGAAAAGGCGGCTGGAAGTACCAGGATGCGAAAGGCGGCTGGCATCATACCTACGGTAAAAAGCCGAACAGAGCTTTTCAAAAAGCTTTTAATTCGCTGAAGAATAAACTGATCCAGAGGGCTGAAAAAATCCTGAAAGCGAGGATGAAATGAGTAAGGAAGCATTGAAAATCATATCCGGAGCCATGGATGCCCTTGAACTGAAATACGGATTCATGGAGTACATAGTTCCCGGAGGAGAAGAATCACCGAAAACGTATTTCACCGGGGAATACCAGGAGACAGAACCGAACAGTGAAGATGGCCTGCAGGAAACGCAATTCATTTTGAACGGATTCAGCAGAGAACCATGGATTAGCCTAGAGAATGCCAAAGAAAAAATCAGTAAGTATTTTAATAAAGTATCCGGCAGAACGGTCATTGCTGAAAATGGATCAGCGGTGGCTGTTTTTTATGGCAGCAGTCTGGTTATCCCAACGGAGGATGCAGAACTGAAAAGAATTCAGATCAACCTAACAATTAAAGAATGGAGCGTGATTTAAATGAGAAAATCAGGAATTAACAGTCAGACCCCCAATGACTTCCTGTTGGGTGCAGGTGTTGTATTCAAAAACTTCAAATATGAATACAGCAAAGTAGAAGATGCAAAAGACGGTGCATTAGAGGTGGTGGCAGACGAAACCCCGGAAACAGACAAAACGATCCAGTTGAAAAAGATTACTAATCCCGGTGTATCCTTCATTAGCAAAGCTGAAGGATATGAAAATCCGACTGTCGGTGATTATGTCATGGGAACCTGGACAGATGGGGAAGATCATGTACTGGGAGCAACCAACGGGGGCAATAAGCTGTCTATCGTTCCCGAGATCACACCTATCGAGGTGGACGGAGCGGTTGTAGAGATCAAGGGACTGAACCAGAAGACAGGCGAAACAGGTACCCTTGAAGTGAACCTTGCGCAGCACACCGTTGACTCCATCAAACGTGCGATTGTCGGTAAGGAAGTAGAAAGCCTGATCAAGGGTTATACGCAGATCCAAACTAAGAGCCTGATCGAGCTGTCTGATTACCTTGACAACATTGCGTACGTCGGGACCATGACAGACGGAACAGAGATCATTGTAATCATGGAAAATGTAATCTGTTCTTCCGGACTCGAAGTGGAAGGAAAGAACAAAGAAACGTCCGTTGTAACTACTACATTCAAGGCAACGGCGGATTTTAAAAGCGGAGTGTATGACACGCTGCCTATTTATATTTTCTATCCCAATAAGACCAGAGCAACGGAATAAGAAAGGACCGATAACCTATGAGCAAATCAACAAAAGAAGCGAAAACTGAAGAATCTGCAGTAAAGGAACCGGTGGAAGAGGTGATCGAAAGACCGTATACCTTGCGGAAATTCAAAGATGGCGATCTGTTTCTGATTCTTCAGATTCTAAAGAAAATCGGAATCAAAGATTGCAAAGAAGCCTTCCTGCAGGTGGCATCTGGAGAAAAGACAGTGCGGCAGATTGGGATCCTGGCATCATTTGACCTTGCTGATATTCTGATCGGCAATCTGACCAAAGCAGAAGATGAGATCTATTCCCTGTATTCTGACATCTCTGGGATCCCGGTGGATGAAATGAAAGATATGGAATTCGGTACACTGCCTTTGATGATCTATGATTCCTTCAGCGAGGTCAAGAACACCTCTTTTTTCAAGGTGCTTTCCAGATTGCTCTAGTAGGAGAATATGAATTCATGGATTTGCTGTACTCCCGGTATAGCAATCCACTTGAATTCATGCATCTGTACACCGAACAAGGGCGGTTTGGGGAGTTTGTTACAGAAATCCTCGAAATGGATCAAAAAAGGAAAACTGAAGCTGCCAAAAAAGACGATGAACAGAAGCTGTGGGAGATCTATTTACACAGCATGGCGGATAAGCCCTTCAATGACTGGAAAAAAGATGTTTTAAGCAATAACGCAGGCAGTCAGAAACCGGTATCCCTATCAATGGATGAGGCACAGGTTGAAAACGCAAAACAACAGGCCAGGGGTATCTTACAGAGATTTTCCCCGGGATAAGAGCGCACGGAGTTCCGTGCGTTTTTTTATGCAAAAAATGAAAGAAGGGGGTGAAACCTATGGAGCTGTTCAAGCTTTTGGGAACCATTGCGATAACCAATGAGGATGCCAACAATGCGATTGATGAGACAACAGGAAAAGCTGAAAAGTCGGAAGGAAAAATGTCTTCTGCGTTTAAAAAGATCGGTGCGGCAGTGGCAACATATTTTTCTGCAAAAGCTATTGTTGATTTTGGCGCAGCCTGTGTAAGCACAACCGCATCGTTCGAGGATGCCATGCTTAAAGTGCAGTCCCTTTCCGGAGCAACCAAGGACGAATATCAGAAATTAACAGATGCGGCATTGGAATACGGATCAACCACTGCGTGGACATCCAAGGATGTTGCTGATGCAATGGGATATATGGCACTGGCCGGATTCGATACCAATGAGATCCTGAAATCTACATCAGGCATGCTTTCCCTCGCATCTGCCTCCGGCGAACAATTAGCAACGGTCACGGACATTCTGACGGATTCCATGACAGCTTTTGGGGATGGGGCTGATCAGGCTTCCCGGTATGCGGATGTGCTTGCAACAACGCAGGCAAAATCAAATACAACGGTTGGTCTGCTGGGTGAGGCATTTAAGTATGTAGCACCCCTTGCGGGATCCTATAAATATGAACTGGAGGATGTATCTACCGCCCTCGGAATGATGGCAAATGCTGGTGTTAAGGGATCTATGGCGGGTACATCGCTATCATCTATTATCACGAGACTGGGAACGGATACGGATGGATGCCGGGAGACCATCGAAGCACTTGGAGTTGAGTTTTACAACAGCGATGGAAGCGCCAGAAACCTGTCTGACGTGCTGATAGATCTGTCTGATGCGACAAAGGATATGGATGTTGCACAAAAATCTGCACTGGCCAAAACGGTGGCAGGCCAGGAAGCACAGAAAGGTCTGCTTGCAATCCTCAACCAGGGATCTGATGCGTATAAGGAACTGAACAAACAGATCAGGGAAGTCGGAGCATCGACGGAGTCCGAAGCAAAAGCAATGGCCGACAACATGGAATCCGGTATTGGCGGTGCGATAAGGTCAATACAATCTGCCTGGGAAGGATTCCAGATAAAAATCGGACAAAAACTGCAGGTGGCAGCAGAACCGGCTATCAGGAGACTTGCATCGTTTGTCACAGACAAAGCGATTCCTGCGGTGGATACAATCTCGGAGAAGGTTGAGAGTTTTTCAGAAAGCGCAAATGAATTTTTATCCCCGTTAATAGATGCATTCAGAAATCTGGGCGGTGCTATTTCTGCAGACGCTGAAAGTTCAACGTTTTTGCAGGATGCTTTTTCCGGTGCCGCAGCGATCATAGGCAATGTGTGGAATACGGTCGGGCAGCCTGTTTTTGATGCATTAGTATCCGGGATCAATTGGCTGGCAGATAACTGGGGACCTATATCTGATGCTGTTTCGGAATCCTTCTCAACCATGATGGAAATAATGTCGACGGTTTGGAACAATATCGGGAAACCTGTTTGGGATATGATTTTCTTTGTAATCTCAGAAGTGGCAGGAATGTTTCAGCGGCATATGCCTGAAATCATGAAATTTTTTAACGAAGCAGCTGCAGGAATCAAAGATACATGGGACAAACATCTAAAGCCTGCTCTTAAGGCCATTGGCGATATGCTGAGGAATGATGTAATGCCGGCATTCGAGTTTGTGTTTAAGACGATCATTGAGCCTTTGATTGAAACGGTATTCCAGACGATTGGAAGGCTGTGGAATGGTACTTTGAAGCCGATCTTCGACGGAATCATTGATTTCCTAGCAGGTACATTTACCGGAGACTGGAAAAGAGCATTCACGGGAATCCTAAACATTGTCACAGGAATATTTAATGCGATTCTGACGGCGATAGAAACACCCATGAATCATGCAAAAAATGTGGTGAATAGGGCAATAGAGTACATCAAAGAAAAATTTAACTTTGAATGGTCATTACCGCAGCTGAAGTTACCACATTTCAGCATTTCAGGATCCTTCAGCCTGAACCCGCCATCGGTACCGTCATTTGGAATCGAATGGTATAAGAAGGCAATGAATGATCCTGTGATCATGAATAGCCCTACAGCGTTTGGAATCAATAAGAATGGTCAGATCATGGCAGGAGGCGAAGCCGGATCGGAAGTGGTTTCCGGAAAAGATACTCTGCTGCAGCTGATATCCCAGGCTGTCAGTGAAAAGAATCAGGAAATCATTGATACGATCAACAGACTGTTGGAATTCCTGATGATGTATATTCCGGAACTGGCCGGAATGAAGGTGGTACTGGATTCCGGTGCATTGGTCGGAGAACTTGCACCGGAAATGGATGAAGAACTTGGAAGACTGGCCACAAAAAACGGAAGGGGGATTTAATAAATGAATGGTGTAACATTTGGAGAAAAGCACAGTTTTGAAGATTTTGGACTGATTCTCTCTTCGAAATCCATCAGTCCCCCTGAGCCACAGACAAAGCTTGTGACAGTCCCACTGCGTGATGGCACTATTGATCTGACGGAATCACTGACGAATGACGTAAAATACAATGACAGAATGCTTTCCATGTCATTCAGCGTGATCGATCAGGTCAATATGTGGCCGAAGAAAATTTCAGCAATAGAAAATTTCCTTCACGGGCGGAGGATGAAGATCATATTTGATGATGATTGTGCATTCTACTACATCGGACGACTGAAAGTAAATAATTTTGAATCTGACAAGTCCATTGGAAAAATCGCAATCGAAGGAACTGTTGATCCATACAAATATGACGTTGTATCCAGCAATGACGATTGGCTGTGGGATCCTTTCGATTTCGACGATGGGATCATAAATACGTATGGAAATATTTCTGTCTCTGGAAGCGAAGTCGTATCTTTGATCGGAAGAAGGAAAAAGGTGTGTCCCATGATTACAGTGTCAAAAGATATGACAGTTACATTTGAAGGGAATACATATAACCTGAAGACAGGGACCAATAAAATATATGAAATATTGATTTCTGAGGGTGAAAACACACTAACCTTTACAGGGACGGGAACGGTATCTATTGATTACACGGGAGGAAGCCTATAAATGTATAAAGTATATATGGACAATAATTTGATGTATGATCCCAGAATAGAAGAACTTGCTTTGATCAACCCGGTTGTTAAGCTGGAAGAAAACAAAGCAGGTTCTTTTTCCTTCACGGTATCCCCGGACCATCCACGCTATGATGCCATAAAGAGAAGAAAATCTGTGCTGCAGGTATTTGATGACGAGGAACAGATTTTCAGCGGAGTTTGCACGGAAATTGAAAGCGATTTTTATAAGCAGAAAAAAGTGTATTGTGAAGGCGAATTGTCATATCTGAATGACTCGATACAGCGGCAGGCGAGATATCAGAAAATGACGGTGCGAGGTCTGTTGGAAAAATACATTTCCATTCACAATGCACAAGTGGAAGCGGAAAAGCGGTTCACCGTTGGAATTGTGACAGTGACGGACAGCAATGATTCGCTGTACCGATTCACAAATATGCAGAGCACAATGCAGGAGCTGAAGGAAGATCTGGTTGATGATCTGGGAGGTTATTTCAGGGTAAGACATCAGAACGGGGTTAAATACCTGGATTATCTGGCCGACAGCATGATTACAAATTCGCAGGTGATCAGGCTTGGCGAAAATCTCGTGGATTTTAAGAGCAATCTTGACACAGATGAAATAGCCACAGCAATCATCCCGTTAGGGGCAAAGTTAGATGAAACTGCCGTTGAGGGACTTGAAACCCGGCTTGATATCAAATCAGTGAATAATGGACTTGACTATGTTTATAGTGCGTCTGCGGTAGAGAACTTTGGTTGGATCTACAGAGTCGTGGAATGGGACGATGTTACCCTCCCCGCCAACCTGAAGAGTAAAGGGCAAAAGTACTTGTCTGATGTGCAGTTTGAGAACATGGTCATCGAAGCGAAAGCAATTGACTTACACTTTGTGGATGGTGCATACGAGAGGTTTAAACTGTCTGATCAGATCAGGGTGGTATCACCGTCACATGGCCTTGATAGATTTTTCAGGCTCACAAAGCAGACCTTGAACCTTACAAATCCCGAAAATGACACAATTACGCTTGGAAAGACAGAGAAGGTGTCCTTATCTGCCAAGACTGTGTCTGCCAATGAATCAATCAAAAAAACAATAGAATCTATTGTGCCATCGTCGAAGCTGCTGAAGCAGGCAAAAGACAATGCAACGGATCTGATCACGTCGGCTATGGGTGGCTATGTGTATAAAACTAACAGCGAATTGTACATCATGGACACCGATAATCCGGATACTGCCAAAAAGGTTTGGCGGTGGAACATCAACGGCCTGGGGTATTCTGCTACGGGCATCAATGGACCGTACGGGCTTGCCATGACAATGGATGGAAAAATTGTTGCTGATTTTATCAGCACCGGAACCATGTATGCGGACAGGATCAAAGGTGGAACGTTATCGCTGGGTGGAGCTGACAATGGCAACGGATTGATCCGTGTGTATGATGCAAATGGCAATGTTGTAGGATTCTGGGATAACAGTGGAATCCGGATGCAGAACAAAGATGCAAGCAATGCCTGCGATATCAATGATGGATACATATATTTCATCAAGGATGGCATCAACAATGGTGGAGTAGGTGCCAATGACTTGATCACAGCAGGGCAGGCACTGAAAACTGTAACCTTTAAAGCTTACGGGGATGTAATTGTCTTTTCACACAATAACAAGCCGTATTACGTTATCAATCCCAATAATAAAGAATTGACTGACAACAGATACACGGATGCGCACTATTTCAAAGGGAGCGTTCGCACAACCGGAAATATTAATGCAAATGGAAAGGTTTCCGCAAAAAGTTTAGAGGGTGGAAGCTTATATGTTAACGGTCTGAATATTGGTACAGGATCATATGATTCAGATTCTGCGATTTTAGTAAATTGTGGTCTCTATGCCTACGGATCCCTGGGATGCTCCGGAACAAAATATAGAGTTGTGGACACTGAAAATCACGGAAAAGTTGGACTGAATGCTTTTGAAACCGCAGAAGCTTATTTCTCGGATCTGGGAAGCGGAATTATTGACGAATCCGGAGTAGCAACCATTTGCTTTGATGAAGTCTTTAAAGAAACTATTGAGCAGGATGCAGAGTATCAGGTATTCCTTTCAAGGACGTCACCGGCACAGGCAGAGTGGATCGAAAAACAGAATGGATATTTTGTTGTGCACGGGGAGCCCGGAGCAACATTTGACTGGATGCTCTGTTGCAAACAGAAAGGATATGCAGATGTCCGCCTGGCACCGGTGAACATCGTAGAACCCAAGAAGGAGAGTGAAATAGATGGCTAATATATCTACTTTTTTACAGGCAATAATGTCGGCACGTTACGGAAAGGATGTCCGCCAGTCTATACATGATGGCATAAAAGCCATTAATGATGAAGTCGCAGCGGATAAGAATGAAGTTATAGCGAGTAAAGAAGCTGCAGAGAATGCAGCCACGGCGGCATCCACGAGTGCGCAGGAGGCATCTGCATCGGAAAGTGCTGCAAAGAAAAGCGAGACTGCGGCAGCAGCCAGTGAGTCGGCGGCATCCACGAGTGCGCAGGAGGCATCTGCATCGGAAAGTGCTGCAAAGAA